TGAGGATTGACGCCACGTCCTTGCTCTTGATGTTGAATGCACTCATTCCGTCTTCACCTCCATCAGCGAATACAGAATGGTATTCAGCGCAGGAGCCACACGTCTGACCGAGTAGTTGAAGTTTGTAGGATTGCCGTCATCATCAAACTCCGGTTCCTTGTCGAGATATATCATCGTGGATACATCAATCGGCAAGGACATATCGGCGCTGACAACGGTCCTCTCCCACGAATCCAACCGACCATAGTAGTCAGCGTGGAGATATCCCCTGGACGGTGCGCAGACCATCTGTGTGGCTACCGGCTGGGCGTAGATGTACTTCCACTCCCCAGTCCAGTTGCCGTCGTCATCCAGAACCTTTTCCTTGTGGTCAAGGAGACAGTAGTAGACCGTCTTGAGGTTCCGCCTTACCAGTCGCATCATCTCATATCACCCCCGCCATAGGAGTTACCCTTCTGAGAAGGGTGGTAGGGATATCCGCGTCAGTGTAGTGACGGTGGATGGTGTTTTCCAGATGGACAGATTCGCCCTCGGCTCCACGCTTGTTAATCAAGTAGGAAGCGGCTTCCAGTTGGATTTCCTCATACTTGTCCGGCACCTCATCGGGCCAGTCATGATAGGGATACGCCTTCTGGAAGATGGCATCCCGTGCGATTCCGAGATAGGTAGACAGCAACGTCTCGTCTGTCTCGTCGCACATCACTTTCAGTGTTGCGATCTTCTCAGCTTCAGTCACTGCCTACCTCCTTTCTGTGATTAGGCGCCGGTCGGCAGGTCGGTGGAGATGCCGGTGAACTTGGCGTGATACCAGGCGGGGCCGTGGTCCAGACCGATCTGACCAAACAGCTGATACTTCTGTCCGGCACCGACACGGGCGAGTTCCTCAAGGAAGAAGTTACCCTTGCCCGGCACAGGCTGGATGACAGGGGAGATCACGTCGATGTTCAGAAGCAGAGCGGTACCGGCAGGCAGGTACTTGCCGAATGCCAGATACACAACACCCATAGGGGTGATGATGCTGGACAGGGCAATACCGTTGACGGTGCGATCCGCAGGGACGATGGTCAGACCGTTCGTCTGGGCATCCGCATTGATCTGCAGCATGGTGGTCGCATCGCAGAGCAGGACCAGATTCGTGGTCGGAGCATTGGCATCGGCAATCTTCTTCTGGCCCTCGGCAATCTTCCAAAGGCTCATAGGAGCGTCAGCCATGGCGACAGTGGTGTCGGCGCCGATAGCGGCGATCAGACCTCTGGTCTTGTTGACCGTTGCATCGGTAGTAGCCTTGTTGTACACGCCGTTGATGAACGTGTACTCGATGTCGTTGTTGATCTTCTGCATCTTCGCAGCGACCTGGAAGTCGAGTTCAGACATGGGATTGGCCTGCTGATTCTCGATGTTCACACCGCTCAGAGTGCCCATGTTGGACTGCTTGGCATAAGACACGCCAACGGTCTCATGGAAGATCTGAGTCACGTTTGTCTTCTGCTCTCTGGTCACCACGGTGGCGTCCGGGGCGGTAAGGGAAGCGGTCTCAGAGATGGCGGGCTGTGCGCCGCCGCCAACCGTGTACTCCTGCCCGGTGACGAACTCGACATGATTTGTGGTCTTCACTCTTCCGCCGATCATGGCAGACAGGGGAGTGAGGACGTTGCCCTTGTTGAAGAGCAGCCCGGAGTAGTTCAGAACTCCGAAAGAGGTTGCAAATACATCAGCCATTGTTAGCCTCCTGTGTTAAACGTGTGTAGTAAGCGACAGCCGAGAAGTCTCCCCGGTTCTGTGCCTCTTCGATAAGTTTCTGGTAGTGACCGGCACCGCCATCCGAGCCTGCGCCGGGGCGAGGTGTCTGTCTCATGCGTTCAGCCAGAAGCTCCTTCTTCTGTGCCTCGATGAATGCCGACTGATTCTTGAGGACGGTGTCGAGGTCGCCATCGATCATTGCGGTGGCAGTCGCTGTGGCAAGCTCTGCAGTGTAGCCGAGGCCGAGAAGCTGAGAGGTTCGCTCCGACACGGCGATGTTCCGCTTGAGGTCGGTATTCTCTCTCTGTAACTGCTCAAACAGGGCCTTCTGCTCTGCTGCGGCGGCTTCTTCGTTTGTCTGCTTGCTACGGAGCTGTCGCTTGTAGTCAGCCGCCTCGCTGTTTGCCTTGGACAGCGCACTTCGGAGATTCTCAATACCGGTATTGAAGTTGACGTTTGCCGTCTCCAGTGCGGCGGAAATCTCCTCCTCGTTCATGCCTTCCCGATAGGCATCGCCCAAAAGATCACTCAAGTAACTCATCTTTACCTCCTTGCGATTATAGACTTCCCTGTCTCATAGTCCGTTTTAAAGACTTGTCCTGTCTTCTGCGTTTGATAAGGCAGTTCACTCTGCCATGTAATCACCCGAGGGTGTTATCACCTGTAAATGAGGACACACCGGCATCCGCAGTTATTCTCTGGATTTTTGAAGTCACCAGGCCTCAGTGCCTCGTCGCCATCTGGAGCCACGAACTTCTCATCAATTCCAAGGGTCTCACCGTGCAATGGCTTGTGCGTCTCTCGCACTCTCCAGTCCAGCATGGTTATCCACGTCTTGGTCATCAGTCCTTTGCGTTTGGCGCCATCGAACATTGCGGCATTGTAGACCCTGTGGAACTCAGACTCGGCAAGGGTCTTGAGCATTCCGTAATCGCCTTCAGCAATGTGCTTGTCCATGCGGTCTACGAACGTCTCGCCGTCAATCTCGGCCCACATGATGTCTTCCATCTCATCAAGCTCGGCAGTCACCTGCTCCCGTAGCTCCGCTGACAGTTCCTCGATGCCGAGGAAGTAGGCCTCTGCCAGCAGCTCGATGAAGTCGTCCTCTATGTCATCACGGGTCTTTCGGGAGAAGTCGAGGCGGTTTATCTCATCAAATTTGAGGACATACGCTTCGTGCATCTTCTCCTCCTATGAGCCATTGCTCATCCCTTCTTACGCATTTTCCTGCGAATCTCGACGATTGTTATCTGTCCTTGCTCGATCAGTATCTCCACTCTCGCTCCCCTGGACAGGATCCGCTCGATTTCCGCTATCTGCTCCTGCGTTAACTGTAGGTGCATTCTGGTTCTCCTCTTCGTATTCCAGAGACATCTGATATGCCATGTCGGGGTCTACGAACATACCGCTGTGGTCAAACGCCAGCTTGGGATGGATCTTCGGGTTCGACAGCATCAGCTGAAGGACCTGGGCCTTGGCAAGCGTGTTCTCGTAGTTGCGACGAGTGAACTGAATACCGACATCCCACGGCTTGAGGGCCATGCCATCGATGGCGGAACAGATCCTCGTCACAAGGCGAAGGAGCTGTCGTTCACTCCTCTTGAAGGATGCCTCAGTGCCTCTGGCATTGGTTTCGGCTGCCTGCCAGCCGTCCCGGTACACGACTGCGATCCCATTGTCCCCCGCCGCAGTGGAAGCCTTGCGGTTCGGGATGCCGCAGATAGTCAGCACCATGTCGTACATATGGTCAACAAGGACCTGCGTCTCGCCCTGGCTCAGTTCGTTCGTGATATAGGTCACGGACGCCTTCATCTGAGGATCGATGTCCTTGAATTTGATAGCGCCCATCTCCCGGAGCGAATCGAAGTCATCCTGCGAGATGTCCATGTTGTGGAACAGCATCAGCGACTGGACGAACTGCTCCACGCCGTCCATACGGTTGCTGTCGCACAGGTCGATGGCATCCAGAAGGTCGAGGACGATCTCGAAGACACCAAGCCTCGCCCTGTTCAGCGGGTACTCGATGATGGGCACCATACCGAGGTCGTGCGGCTGTTCGCTGACGATGGTGTTCGTGTTCGTGATCTCGTAATAACGGTCAGCGGAATAGCACGAATAGTGGATGATGCCATTTGAATCTGTGACGTATCTGACACCGAGGACGGGTTTCTCACCGAGGCCGTTGTGATAGACCACGAAGGTGTTCCGGGGATCGAGAACATACAGGTTGAAGGGGGATTCATCTTCGTATTCGTCCTCGGACGGCAAGGCCATGCGGAAGGCCGTGCCGCAGATGTGGAACCAGTCAGCTGTCTCCTTGTCCTTGGAGAACTTCTCCTCGGACATCATGTAGTCGTTCAGCTTCGTGATGTCATCGCTGGTCTCATTGTTCCGAGAGATGAACTGCACAGGCTCGCCCATCAGATAGCCGGTGTCGAAGGACACGATCTCATAGGCGACATTGACGGAAACCTTATTGCAGATTTCCGGGCGGACCTCCTTCACCCTGTTCTGGATGGGATGTTCGCCTTTGTAGTACTTCCAGAGATAGTCGATCTCGCTCCGATTCTGGATATGATAAGAGAGGGCGTCAGTCAGTACTTTGACTACGTTATCTCTCGTAATGACGGCCTCGTCCGTTCTGATAATTCGTCTTCCGTGCATACACCCTCCTTTCTAGCATAAATATACCATATTGTGTATACAATTACAACTTTCCAGAAAGTTCGCACTATTCAAATTATTCGTCTCATAATCTCGTACTGCTGCTTGCCAAGGTACCGCCGAAGCTCGTTTTCAAGCAGGGACAAGCTATCCGGGGCATCGTCATGTCCGTGCTTTGTGGCACGTGTGTGCGTGACCACCTGCCGCATGAAGAAGTCATACTGGGAGCCGCGCTTGTACGTGGACGAATGCTTGAAGAAGAAGTGCTTGATGATGTTGTCAGCGGCTATCTCCATTCTGGTCTGCTTATTCGACAGGGTCCTCTTCGTGCGGATGGAGCAGACATAGCCCTGCTGGTCGAGCATCTGCTGTATATCCCTTGCATAATATTCACCGGCATTGTTTGATTCGAACGTGCCAGCCACTACGTGATTCTGGATTATCTTACGAACGACTTCTGGCTTCGTGACCACGGAAGGGGAATCGTCGAAGACCACATCGATGATATAAACCTCGTCACCGTAGACAGCGGCTATGGGCATAGCAAGCGAATCCTCACCAGACTCCGCAGTGTCACAGACGCAGACCACCGTGTCTGGATCCTTGTCTATCGGCAGTTCGAAGTAGTAGTTCAACTGGTCCCTGGGGAACAGAAGGCCCTTTGCCTCAAACGGCTGCTGCTGGAACTCACTCTCCCACTGTTCTGCCGACAGCATGGTCCGCTGATCCCGGAAGTACTTTGTCGTGAAGACCTTCTTGCCATCACGGACGTACTCAAAGTTGGATTCGTCGGTGATAGGGTCCAAGGCAGGCGTCTCGATGATCTCCATGCGCTTCTCCTGCTTTCGCATCTCTTCCTGGAGCCGCCCCATGGGATCGTACAGGGAGTACCGAGTACCGCAGACGACAATAGGCGTACCCTCGATAGCACGGCCTAAGATATCACCCGATATGACCTCCCACTTCTCATCCAGGCGGCGCCTGTTCTTGGCTTCTTCGCGGCCTTCTACCAAGTCATCGAGATACAGCAGGTTCGTAGCCTCAGACAGACCGACCTGTCTGGCATCAATCGACCGGCACATCACCGTGGGAAAACGGGACTTTGTCGCAAGATTGAATATCTTCATGTCAGCATTGGTCTGCGTGACCTCAAGGCCGGGAAAGATTTCGTAGAAGCAGTACTCGGAGGGCGTCGCCAGATACTCCAGACAGCCCTTGTAGAAGGAGTTGACGAGATCGTCGCCGGTACCCTCCATCAGTGTGGACTTGTCGGGATTTTTGCCACTGAGCATGGTCGCAAAGTTGATGCCCAGCTGTGAGTTGTGCGTGATGATGTCATTCGGGCCGACAGCATACAGACCGCCCTCGACTGTGATGCAGTTGCCCACGACAGGCTCCGGCAGGGGATTGATCTCCATCACCCTTGCGCTGATGACAGCAAAGCCCTCTGTCCGCAGGAGCCTCGGCACAACGAACCGATAGAAGCCGTCGGTCGCTCGGAGACCGAGCATCGCCATCTCCTGTGTCTCCATAATCAGCGTCTTGCGCTTCTCCCGGTCATAGACCTCCCACTCATGCTCCTTGCTCGTCTGGATGACGGATCCGTCCGTGAAGACCACCTCGCAGACAGCGTAGTCATCCGGGTGCTTCTGGAGGACCTTGACCTCCCTCCCTCTCATGCCGTAGACGACGTCGCCGGGCACCAGATCGCCGTGCTTCTTGAAGCCCTTTGTGGTCCGCACAAGGCAGTCGTGCGCAATCAGCTTCCCGGACCTCTTGGGCATACTGATCGACAGAAAGTCCAGCTTGCCGTCCAGTACATCTTGGTATGCATCCACATACCTCTTCAGATAGTGCCGTCTGGGCAGATAGAACTTCTTCGCCAGCGGCTTGTCATACTCCACCGCCTGTAGGTAGTCGTCAAAGAAAT